ATGAGCAAGACCCTCAGCAAATACATGCCTGACGCTTACAAGCGCGTGGCCCGCACTGTGGGCTATTCGCTGCTGTTGACTGACGCTGACGCATGGCACGGCCTGACGGTGGTGCTGACGGCGCGTCTGACGCCGCAAGAGCGGGGCGCTATGGCGTGGGCGGTTCTGCGGTCCCTGACGCCTGAGCAGGTTGTTGACGTTGCTCAAACGGTCCTGCCCGATGGCGTAGGCGCACCGATTGCCCCGTTGTTCAATCATATGGATGAGGCGGCTTTCTGGGCTGACATGGCCGAACCTGAGGCCCTTGAGGCGTATTGCCTTGCCAGCTTCAATGCCATGTCAGCCACACGCAAGGCGGCTTTCCTTGAGTTTGTGCAAGGGAGGGCAGCGGCATGACGTATATCCGACCAGCACACATGGGCTTGCGTGATCCGCAAACATTCGACTTTCCGCCCCGTGACTTTGCAGACATGGCAGGCCAGCTTGACGCGCACCGTGATGAGTTTCCGCAAGAGCAAGTGCATGGAAAACGGGCGGGTGAAATCAAGCGCCGCCTTGTGAGCCTTTCGGCAATCGACGCGGTGTTGACCAGTAACTACATGGTCAAAGGATGGCTGGACCGTAATTGCCTGTCGATGCTCTACGGCCCGTCCAACGCAGGCAAGACGTTTGTGGCGCTGGATATTGCCATGCACATCGCGGCGGGCAAGTCATGGCGCGGATTGCGCGTCAACGGCGGGCCTGTCCTCTACATCGCTGCTGAGGGTGGCGCTGGTATCCGTAACCGCCTTGCTGCAATCAAGCGTGAGCGCCCTGACATGGCGTCTGCGCCCTTCACCCTGTTGCCTACCGGGCTGGACCTACACGGGCAAGGTGACGCCTTGGCGGTCTGTGAAATCATGCCGGATGAGGCCCCTGCGCTGGTGGTGATTGATACGCTGGCCCGGTCTATGGGCGCGGGTGATGAGAACACGGCCAAGGATGCGGCCATGTTTGTTCGCAACTGTGATCTGATCCGTGAGGCCACGGGTGCGCACGTCATGGTGATCCACCACACGGGCAAGGATGAGGACCGTGGGGCGCGTGGTTCGTCTGCACTCAGGGCGGCGGTGGATAATGAAATCCAAGTCACATCGGATTGGGAAATCCTGTCACGCAAGCAACGTGATCAAGAACCGCCTGAGCCGCTTCACTTCAAGCTGCGCTCTGTTGTGCTTGGCATGGATGAGGACGGTGAGCCGGTCACAAGCGCGGTTGTTGACGTGGCCGAACCGCCTAAGCCCACGCGCAAGCCGCTCAGAGGCAAGAATGAGGTGGCGATGCAGGCGCTCTATGACGCGCTGCGCCAGCACGGCACGACCAAGAGCGGCAACGCATGGCCTGACAACCGCAAGGTGGTTGCTGTGGATCATTGGCGTGAGGCGTGTGGCGTCCACGGCCTGACCACGGGTGCAAGTGATAGCGCCGCCCGTCAGGCGTTCAAGCGGGCCAAGGATAAGCTGATGGACATGGATGAGGTTCGTGAGTTTGGCGATCACGTTTGGAGGGTGCAAGATGATGAGTGATCTACACCGTGACAATCGTGACATGCCGTCACTGTGCGTGACATGTGCGGACCAGCATTGCCGTGACGAACGTGACACACCTCTAGGAGGTGTCACAGTTGTCACGCTGGTTGATATGGTCCCAATGCCCCAAAACTATTTGGCCGGGGGGACCGCAGGGCGGGCCTTTCCTTCCACACACACGATGGGGGGCCAGCAATGATTACCTTATTGTTCCTCTTTGGCTTGCAAATTTGGGTCGCCTTGCCATTGGGCGTGGCCTTGAACCTCTGGATTATTTGGAGGTTGCGCTGATGGCTAAGACCCCGACCAAGGTTAAGCGGTTCTGCAAGTCTCTGACGGTTCCCACGGGGCGGCTGGCAGGCAAGGCGATCAAGCTGGCACCGTATCAAAACCGTTTTATTGACGGCGCGTTTGCTGACGGTATCAACGTAGGCGTCCTGAGCGTGGGGCGCGGCAACGGAAAGTCGGCAATCTCTGCGATGCTCTGCGCTGGCGAATTACTGGGCGCATGGTCTGACGCGGCTGAACGTGAGGTGATTATTGCGGCCCGAACCCAAGAGCAGGCCAAGATTGCTTGGAACTATACCGCGTCTTTCATCGGCACCTTGCCTGACGAAATCCAAGAGCGGATCACGATTAGACGCCAGCCCCGCTTTGAAATCCAATATGACGACCACAACGGCCCGCACCTGATCAAGGCAATCTCTGCTGACGGCAAGTCTGCGCTTGGGTCCAGCCCCACGCTTTGCGTCTTGGATGAGCGCGGTCATTGGCCTGTTGCTCAGGGTGACGAACTTGAGGCGGCTTTGCTGACCGGCCTTTCAAAGCGTGACGGCAAGGCGCTGATCATCTCGACCAGTGCCAGCAATGACATGCACCCGTTTAGCCTTTGGCTGGATCGGGATGCACCCGGCGTCTACCGCCAAGAACATCGGCCCACGCCAAACCTGCCCGTTGATGATGTGGATAGCCTTTTGATTGCGAACCCCGGTTCCAAGCATGGGATAGGTCCGACCATGACGCGGCTTAAAGAGGACGCGGCGCTTGCCTTGGCGCGGGGCGGTTCTGCGCTGTCACGGTTCCGCCTGCTGTCGCGCAATGAGCGGGTGGCAGAGGATAATCGCGATGCACTGCTGGACCTGAATGAATGGTTGCAATGCGAAACCGATGATCTGCCACCACGGCAAGGGCAAGTTGTGATCGGTTTGGACCAAGGGCAATCGGCATCTATGAGCGCCGTGGCTTATCTCTGGCCTGAGACTGGACGGCTTGAGGCGTGGGGCGCGTTCGGCACGGTTCCGACACTTGAGGCCCGTGGGCAATCCGATGCTGTCGGTGATCTGTATTCCCAGATGCACAAGCGCGGCGAACTGGCGCTGATGGGGCAAAAGACCGTCCCGATGGCGCAATGGTTGCGCCGTGTTCTGGGCCATGTGGAAGGTGAACACATCGCGGCGATTGTCGCGGATAGGTTCAAGCAATCTGAGATTGGTGACGCCTTAGGCGAAATCGGCAACCGTGCGCCTGTCATGTGGCGGGGCATGGGGTTCAAGGATGGCTCTGAGGACGTTGAACGGTTCCGGCGCTTTGTCTTTGACGGCAACTTGCACGTCTCGGAAAGCCTGTTGCTGCGCCACGCCATAGGTGAGGCGGCGGTGTTCATTGATCCGGCGGGCAATTCAAAAATCGTCAAAGGCCGCTCTATGGGCCGGATTGATGCGGCCTGCGCTGCGGTGCTGGCGGTGTCTGAGGGCGCTCGAATTATGGGCCGTCCAGCCCACAAGGGAGGGCGCATAGCATGGGGCTAAGGAAAGAATATCAACGGCACTCACGGCACGTCACACGCGGCCCCCGGTGGAAGGCGCTGCGCCTGCAAGCCTTGGAACGCGATGAATGGAAATGCGTGAAATGCGGACGGCGGCGCGGCTTGGAATGTGACCACGTTCTGCCCGTCCGTGATCGGCCTGACCTGTCTTACACCCTGTCGAATTTACAAATTCTCTGCGGGCGCTGTCATGCGCGCAAAACGAGATTGGAAGTAGGCCACAAGCCGCTTCCCCCGAAGCGCCAGCAATGGCGTGACCTTCTGTCGAGCATGAAAGGAAAAACAAATGCTGACATCTAAAAAGCTAGAATTGCGCCGCTCTGAAATCCGTCAAAACCTGTCGGAACTGGCGAACATCGAAACCCCGTCTGAGGACGAAACCCGCAAGATGAGCGAACTTGACCAAGAGTATCGGGCCAAGGAAGTGCAGTATCGTGCGGCGCTTGTGTCTGAGGATGAACAACGCAAGGAAGCCGGGGCCGAACTGGAAACCCGTTCTGAGCGTGAATGGGGCGAATTGGCGGGCCGTTTCGAGCTGCGCCAAGTGGCCTTGGCACTTGATGAGGGCCGCAAGCTGGACGGCGCAACCGCCGAAATGGTGGAGGAACTGCGCAACGCGGGCGGGTTCCAAGGTATCCCCGTGCCACTTGAGGCGCTGGAAACCCGTGCGGGCGAAACGCTGGCGGGCGGTGTTCCCGACCCTATCCGCACAATGCCCACGATTGAACGCCTTTTCGCGGGATCAAGTGCAACTCAGATGGGGTGCAAGATGATCAACGTGGGCGTGGGCGAAATCGAGTATCCCGTTGCCACGGGCGGGGCGCAACCGGGCTGGGCTGGTTCGGAAACTGGCGATGTGCCGGGGCCTCAGGCTTACACCACGGTTGACCGTCCTATGAAGCCGGATCAAACGCTTGGCGTCCAGATGAAGATTACCCGCAAGGCGCTCAAGCAAGCCGGTGCTGGCCTTGAACAAGCGGTGCGGCGCGATATGGGCGCGGCAATCTTGCAAGAGGTTGATCGGGCTATTTTCCTTGGGTCTGGTTCCGGTGGTGAGCCTCTGGGCATTTTCCCCGGTGCGTCCACTTACGGGATCACAGAAACGGCCATTGATGCGGCGGCGTCCTATGCGGCGTTCCGTGCGGCGGCGGTGCGGTTTATGACGGCAAATGCGGCAAGCGGCCCCGGCGCGGTCAATCTGTTGCTGCGTCCTGAAGTCTTTGACGGCATGGATGATGATCTGATTACCGGCACGGCTGTTTCCGAATGGGACCGCTTGATTGCCAAGATTGGCAAGGTGCTGATGACCACAAACGGCATCGCGGCCCCGTCTGGCGATCCGCTTGCAAGCAAGGCGCTGATGACCACGACCACAAACGGCGTGGCCCCGGTGTTCTGCGGTATGTGGGGCGCGGTGGATCTGATCCGTGATCCGTATTCCGATGCAAAGTCTGGGCAACTGCGCCTTACCGCGTTGACCACAATGGACGTGACGGTTGCGCGTGGTGTGCAGCTTGAAATCCTGACCGGGATTCAGTGATGCTGACCGGCTTTGCAGATGGCGGTCTGGAACTACGCAAGCGGGCCTCTGGTGCTTTGGCACTGCAAGGCCGGTTTCCCTATGGCAAGCGGGCGGTCCTCAGTGATGGGGGCCGCACCGGCAGGCCGAAAAAAGAGGTGATTGCGCCCCGCGCCTTTGCCTATCGTGTGGACCGGCCTGAGGAGGATATTCATTTTCTGGTGGGCCATTCCTTTGATAAGCCTCTTGCATCGCGTGGGGCTGGCACCTTGGACCTTGTGGACGCTGATGATGCGCTGACCTTCACCGCGACGATCACGCCAGAAATGCAAGAGGTGTCATATGTCAAAGACATGCTGGCAAGTATCGCGGCGGGCCTGACGCTTGGCCTGTCGCCGGGTTTCCGCCTGCCACCCAAGCGGGCTGTGCCTGAGCCTGAGAAGATCGAGGATGAGGGACACGACCCTGAGAACGGGGCGCATAACGCAATCATCCGCACGGTGCTTGCGGCGCTGTTGTATGAAATCAGCATTGTCACCCGGCCTGCATATCCTGAGGCGCAAGTTGAGGCACGGAATTGGGGGCCTGATGGTCTGATTATGCCTGATGGCCCCGGCACTGGCCTGCACCGCACCTTGAACCGCTGGAGGGCCTGATATGATTGATCTGATCAAACAATTTGAGGACGTGCCAGCGGCTTATCCTGATGCACCTGACGGCCTGTCCGATGATGCGGCGGCGCTTGATGCTGCTGTGATCTGGGCCCGAATTGAGAACTACACGGCACATCGCTGGACCCCGCGTGAGGTGGTCTGGACGTTGCTTGGCGATGATGGCGACCAGTGGCACCCGCCCCTGACGCCTATCGTGTCGCGTGAGGCGCATGTGTGGCGCAATGAGGCATGGGAAAGCCTGACGCTCTTAGATGGCCCTCTGGGCGTCTGTCTGCCCTTTGACGGCACCTACAAAATCACGGCGCAAGTTGGTGCTGTTGATGTGCCTGCGCCCGTCTCTGAGGCTTTCCGGCGTCTTGCTGAATACATGGCAGATGATCCGGGGCGCGTTGGCACCACATCTTTCACTGGCAAGATTGGACCGCTTGAGGAATCCGTGAACCGCGCCCCGACATGGCTGGCGCGGGCAATGCAATACAGTGGCGCGGGCGATCTGCTGCGCCCATATCGGAGGGCTTGATATGTGGCCATTCAAACGGAAAGCACCTGAGGCCGAAACGCGGTCCAGTGGCACGGGATACACAACGCAAGTGATGCAGGCCCGTGCGGATTATATCGCGGGCGTTGATGGCGTGGCCGAACTCACTGGCACGGTGCAAGGCTGTGTTAGCCTATGGGAGGGCGGTCTGAGCCTATCCGATGTGGACGGCACCGAACTGCTGACCCCTGCGATGCTGGCGCTTGCTGGCCGCGCTCTGGCGCTCAGGGGTGAGGCTGTGTTCGTGATCCGTGAGGACGGGCTGTTGCCTTGTTCGGATTGGGATTTGACCACGCGCAATTCCAAACCCACGGCCTACCGCGTTGGCATCCCTGACACGGGTGGCGGCAAGACTGAAACCGTGCTTGCGGGCGAGGTGCTGCACCTGAGAATTGGGGCAGATATGGCAATGCCCTATGTGGGGCAATCGCCCTTGCGGCGGGCGCGTCTGACGGCGGGGCTGTTGCAAACGCTGGAAGCGGCATTGTCTGAGGTTTACACAAACGCGCCCTTGGGTTCGTCTGTCATTCCATTCCCTGAGGCACCTGACCAAGATATGAGCGATTTGGCGCGTGGGTTCCGTGGGTTCCGTGGCAAGGTGCTGGTGCGTGAATCGGTGAACGTGACGGCGGCGGGTGGTCCTGCGCCTCAGACTGATTTGAAACCGTCCGATGTATCGCCTGATCTGAGCAAGGCTATGACCAAGGAAACGCTGGCATCGGCACGGTCCAGCATTGAAATGGTTTATGGCGTTCTGCCCGGTCTGAGCAATATTAGCACAACCGGCCCGATGGTGAGGGAAGCGCAACGCCACCTTGCCCAATGGGGCCTTATGCCTATCGCGGCCATGATCGGGCAAGAGGCTAGTGAAAAGCTGGGCAACCCCGTGAAACTGGACGTTATGCGCCCATTGCAGGCGTTTGATGCTGGTGGCCGTGCGCGGGCGCTTGGCGCGATTGTGCAGACATTGGCGATGGCAAAAGAGGCTGGCGTTGATCCGTCTCAGGCTTTGCAGCTTGTGGATTGGAAGGAATAACCAATGGGATATTATGACGCCAAGGCCCGCAAGGCCAAACAGATGCTGACAAAAAGAGGCCAGGCGGCGCAAGTCGCCCGGTCTGTCACCTCAGGCGGTGGCCCGTCCGACCCCTCAGGGGGCAGCACGACCACAACCCGCTATGATGTGCGCTTGGCAGTCTTTCCGATTGAGATTGAGCGGATCGACGGCACCAACATTTTCAGCGGCGATTATCGCCTGATCTGTTCTACGGCTGAGGTTGAACTAAAACTGTCGGACAAGATCGAGTGCAGCGAAGGCACTCTAACGATTGCTGATCTGGGCAGGTTTGCGCCCGATGGCACAATCATTTTCTATGACATGGTGGCGAGGGGATAGCGCGATGGAAGTTGACGCAAAAGTTGTTGATGTGGCGATACTGGCAACCCCTATTAAACGGGGCAACGGTTTCAAGGTGGTGGCGTATTTCACGCTCTTGCTGCGCCCGATGCGGATTGAGGATTGCAAGCTGGCGATCACACCCAAAGGCAAGTTTGTTCTATGGACGCCTGATGAGGCGATCAAGATAGCAGGCTGGGCGCGCGATGAATTGGCAGGAACCGCGCGCCTCGCCTATGTCGAGGCTCAAAAACGGATAGGTTGTTAGTGCCACGTTACTCTTTGCGGCGTTTGGTAATCCTCTGTTTCGTCGATGAAATCGCCAGCAACAGCAAAAACATGTGCTAGTGAAATGGCGTTGAAGGGAATTTTAGCGAGAATGAATCCTGCAACCATCATGCACGCATCCCTTATCTCTTGAGGAACTCCTTCAACAGGCGTTCCATCCTTTCTATAAACACCCTTTCGGGGCCAGTCGAGCGCTTGGACTTCGGTTAGCTTTGTACCCTTCCAAGGCAGTGTCCCCAAGAAATCAGTCGCGTGCTTTAGCGCTTCCTCTTTTTCCGCGTCTGACGCTACCAATGCGGCTTTTCTGCCTTTTTCGGGCAGCGTCTTGTCCCATTTTAGAGGTTTCATCGTGTGCCTTCCTGTTGAGATTAACATCTCTTATTGCGTAACGTGCATTTAGGCTTGCGGCAAGTCTTAATGTGCGATACACAATAAGACATGAAGCATAAAGCGTTCACAGAAATTGTTGCACATTCGTGCCGGGTTCCACAAAAAACTGTGGCCCTGTTCGCACGCAATCTCAAAGAGGCTGGCTTGCTGACCTCTGGCGCAAGAGGCGTGAACGCCCCCGAAATGACTGTGCTGGACTTGACACGCATGGTTATTTCCCTTTGCGCCACTGACCGCCCGTCAGAGGCAACGGGTCTTACAAATCGTTACTGCATCGCGGAATGTCCTGAGGATGTGACAATCACATTGGGAGATGGCGAGACAAACTTCAAAAAAGGATGGACGTTGGAGGATATCCTAAGCGGTGTGCTGATGGTTGGCGCAATTACGTTGATGCGCTTGCATCCGGAACTCACAATCAACTGGAATAACAGAACTGCCACCCTTTGCCTTAATGGGCAAAATATTCACTTCAAGGCCGCTGACCTTTCAACAGATCAGCATGATGGGCGCGGAATTATAACTACACGCGGAATCGGCGGCACTGACTTTGCAGAGATGGCTTTGCCGTTTTATCTTGAGCGTGAGGACGGCACTAGCTGGGAAGAAATGACGGCCAGCGGCACTGCTGCAAAGGTCGCTTCACGTCATATCTTTGGCGTTAAGGACGAGGGGGACGCCAATGGCTAAATCCCGTCTCATGTTGTTCGCCAATGACCGGAACGCGGCTGCGTTGTTGGACATGAAACCCGCAGAGTTTCGCGGGTTGGTGGATGATGGCGTGCTGCCCAAGCCCACAAAGATCGGCGGCTATGAGCGTTGGGATGTTGAGCAACTGCAAACCATCGCCCGTGGTGAAGCTGCTGACGGTATTGGGGAGGTGAACTGGTGAAAAAGTATCTCTGGAATCACCCCTCTGGCCGTATCTATGTGCGGATCAAGGGCAAGCTGACGCGTATAACGGCTGAGCAAGGCACTGCTGAATTTGACCGCCAGTATTGGGAAATCCTGAGCGGCAAGCGGGCTGAGGCGAAAACGTCTTGGACTGCAATCATTGCAGCGATGCGGGAAAGCGATAAATGGGCGCACTTTTCCCCACGCTACCGCAAAGACCTTGAGCCAGTATTCACATATCTTGAGGAAAAGATTGGGGCGGCGGATGTTTCAAAGCTTACGCCCTTCGATGTTTACAAGGCAATGGACGCAAACAAGCACCGAGTCCGTTTCGCAAATTATATCCCTACCGCTGTTTCGATGTTGACCAAAGAAGCGATTAAGAAGGGGTGGAGGAAAGACAATCCATTCCTCAAGATGGATTTGCTCAAGGTTCCCAAGGATCGGCAGAAACCACACTTGCCATGGGCAGATTGGGCGGTTGATCTGATGCGGGCTGAGGGTGAGGCCGAGCCG